ATCTGTTCAGCATCTGGATATTCTAACCGAAAAAGAAAAGAGCGTCTATAAAACTTTTGGAGAGATATCTCAAAAAGAAATTATCATTCAGGCAGCTAACCGTCAAAAATTTATTGATCAATCGCAGTCTCTAAATATCATGGTTCCATCATCGGCCAAGCCGAAGGAAGTAAGCGATCTAATGATTTTGGCTCACGAAATGGGTGTTAAAACCTTATATTACCAAAGAAGCTCTAACCCCTCACAAGAATTGTCTCGAAATATCATGAATTGTACTTCTTGCGAGGGGTAATTCACTATTTTATAAATTTAATGTAATAAAATATTATGATAGAAAAACTTTTTCATACAACTTTGGGTAGGTTGTTCGGCGTTCTAGCTATATCTGTGGTAACTTGGGTCGGGACTGTTATAGTCGGACACTGGAACACAAAAGTGGCATCACCTCAATACGTTGATCAGAAAGTTAACGAGATTTTTAATAACGTTCAATCTACAATCCTCATCGGAGATAACAAGGTTAATGAAGAGCTGCTCGAAATCAAGATAAAGAGTAATAAGGATCAAGAGAAATTATTCAATGAAGTCCAAAAAATGAGGGAGTCTACAATGGTTTTTCAAACTCAGATTTCATCGGATATGAATTATTTGAAAAAAACGGTAGGTGATATCGAGCAAGATATAAAAGAAAACGAAAACAGATTAAGAGAAGTTGAATCAAGAAATTAAAGATATTAAGTCTCAGTTGTCTGAAGATATTCAGAATAATGTTGATTACGTAGACAAGTCTGCTGTCTTAGCTCTAAAAATGCACAAATGGGCGTCTAGCAAAAGATTTGAAAATGATAGGGTGTTAGATGCATATTCTTTATGTTTAAAGGACAGGGAGGGCACAAAATTTTATTTGAAAAAAATTAAAGCATGTAGAAGTCCAGAAAAATTATTTAGCTGGCTTGAGGAATACTCTAATTTCTTTGAAAAAATAGAAAAAAACTTGAAAAACTTGACTGCTTTAATAAAAAAGTGTGTTTAAATAAATCCTATACCTTTCTCATTTTCAGAATTTTATTGTAATATATTTTATGAAATGGAATAAAACAGGTAAAAACTATTCAGCTTCTTGTGATGGTGTAGAAACTACTTTCAATCTTGACGGGATGATAGTAACTAAGAAATTCGTATCTCAAGAAGAGGCTATTAAATTTTTAATTATTAACAATTATAAGCCTTTTGATATAGACAAAGACACTCCAGAAGAACGCCCCACACCAAAACAAGACGACTTCAAAACAAAAGATTATAATTCAAAGAAATCTTTTAAAAGAATAGTTGAAAAATAACTCTTTATGCCTAAAATAGGGCATGAAAAAGATTTTAATTACAGGTGTAAGCGGCCAAGACGGGTCTTTGATGGTGGACTATCTCCTAGAATTGGGTCATGAGGTCTACGGACTCGTTAGACATTCCGCATCAGCAAACGACCGAAACTATAGGCACAACCTAGATAATAAAAATTTCCATCTGGTGAGTGGAGATGTTACAGACTTCTCCTGCATGTGTCATGTAGTCAAGACTATACAGCCAGACTATTTCATCAATTTAGCCGCAATGTCTTTTGTCGCCGAAAGTTGGAATTCCCCAGTATCAACATTCGAAATAAATGCTAACGGGGTTTTGTATTGTTTAGAGGCTATTAGGCTTCATCAGCCAAAATGTCGCTTTTATTCGGCAGGAACAAGCGAGCAACTATCCGAAGTAGACTATGTTCCCCAAGACGAAAATCATAAAAGAACTGCGAAATCTCCATATGGTGCAGCCAAAATAGCGGCAGAGCAATTGGTTAGAGTTTATAGAAATTCTTATAACCTATATGCTATTCATGGCATTCTATTTAATCATGAGGGAGTTCGAAGAAACGAATGTTTTGTATCTCGTAAGATTACAAGTAATGTAGCTAGAATAAAAAAAGAGCTCGACAATGGGAAAATTCTTAAACCATTGGAAATAGGTTTTTTGGATAGTGAAAGAGACTGGTCTGATGCCGGAGATTTTGTCCGTGGAATTTGGATGATGTTAAATCAAGATCAGTTTAATAAATCTGATAAGTCATGGAATTTAGAAAATTATGATACTAATTTGCTAAAAGAGTATGTATTATCTAGCGGTGAGTGCCATAGCGTCAGAGAATTTGTTGAAAAAGCGTTTGAAGTGGCTGGAATCAAAGGGTTTTGGGAGGGAGAGAAAGAGCTCGAAAAGTATATTATGTTATCAAACGGTTTGCCCGATGAAAAACAAGTCGATTTGGTTAGTATAAACCCAAAGTTTTATCGCCCCTTTGAAGTTACCAAACTACACGGTAGTTATGAAAAAATTAAAAAAGATCTAGGATGGGAACCAAAGGTTAATTTTGAAGAATTAGTAAAGAAAATGGTGGAGAATGATATTAAATTGCTTGACAATTAATATGTCTTGTGGCATATTAGTTTGAATGAAAGATAAAGTATTAAAAAATAATGAAGAGCCATCAATCATAGAAATCAACAGTGCGATTGATTTATCTAAGCATAGATCAAACTCTCTAATTGTAGCTAAAATTGAAAAGTCTGTTTTAGAAAACGAAGAAATGTATAACGCCATGCGAAAACTCTTCGACGATCTTAGACTAAAAGTTGACATTGATGATACGACTCATTTTATGATTACTGCCGAAGAGGTTGATATTTATTCTTGGACTGAACAAGACCTCTCGGAAATCGGCTGGTCTAAGAACAAATAAATTTACTAATGATTAGAGCAATCTTTCAGTCTACGGGATTTGAATCTGGCAAATTTGGCAAAAAGGGTAACTATATCTTTTCTGATATATCCCAAGACGATGAGCCCCTCGCTGATAAATATGTTTTTTCACAATTAAAATGCATTAAAAATCTAAAACCCCAAAAAGGGGACGTATTTCAATTTGATGCGCAACTGGACTATGAGGATGGTTTAAAGATAAAGAGGCCTAAAAATGTAGTTAAAGTCGATCTATCACACTTAAAAGAAGGTTATGAGTATTGCCTGACCAAATTTCTAAAAGAGAGTAGAGTTGTAACAAAGGAAGATTCCAGAAACGAGAAGGTAGCATATATCAGAATGACTACTCTATTTGGAGAGAAATTATTTAGATATATAACCCTGCCATTTAAGCTGAACTCTCTACACTGGTTTACTACTGAAGATGGTTTAAAATTCTGTAAAGAACAGAAATTAAAAATGGACAATTCCGAGAAGGACATTATCATTCATAAGAAGGAGATTAAGCTTGAAAAAAACAAGATTGGCGATGATGTATGTACAAACAATAAGAAGAAAAATTTAATAGGATTTTTAAAATAGAAATATAATTATGACAACAAAAAAAACAAAAAAGAAAGCAGAGGGTTTAACACCAGAAGAGTTATTGACTCAAACCCTTAAAGATAATAAGACAGACCACTACAATTTCCATAACACAACTTATTATGAAATAAGTCAAGGAAGTTTACTTTTAGACTTGCATGTTGGAAAGATTACCCCCGGAGTTATCCGACATGTTGGCGTTTCTAGAGGTGGAAAAACTTCTCAAATGCTTGAAGATTTAAAGCAATTTTTAAAAGCCATGCCAGATGGAAGGGGGTTTTGGGTTCTTGCCGAAGGTCGTTTAAGTGAGAAGATTAAAAAGCGTTCTGGGTTGAAATTCGTTTATAATCCAGAAGATTGGGTTGATGGTTCGGTATTCGTACTAGAGTCTAATGTTTACGAATTGGTCTTTGATACAATCAGAAAATTACTGGGAAATAATCCATTCAATAAAAAGTATTTTTTTGTTATTGATTCTACAAATGGTCTTAAGAGCAAGGCAGATCTAGAAAAGGGAAGCAGTGAAGCAACGAAGGTGGCTGGAGGAGCAGTAATGACTTCCGACTTCCTTAGCAGGGTAACACTCGCGATGACAAAGTTTGGACATATTCTCGGTGTCATCGGTCAAGTTAGAGCTAAACCTAAGATTAATCAATATGAAAAACAAGATCCATCCCTATCTAATGCAACTGGAGGTAATGCCCTAGATCATTATCCGAACATTTTCCTCCAATACGAACCCAAATATAAGTCAGATATTATTGGTGATGTCAGCGATCCACTCGGTCATTGGGCTAAAGTAGTTGTGGTCAAAACAGATAATGAAAAAACTACTGTCGTTAAATATCCTATTAAATATGATCAGGATGGCAAGGGTGGTTCTGTTTGGAGGGAGTATGAAATTGCAGATTTAATGCTTCAATGGGGGATGCTGACCAAAGCAGGTGCTTGGCTCAAGATGTGTAGTAATTTAACAAAAGAACTAAGAGAGGAAGGCTTTATCGACAAAGAGGACGAAGAGTTTTCAATTCAAGGCATGGATAAGCTTCGCGAATGGCTAGAGCAAAATGGGGAACTCACGGACTATATGTTTAATAAGTTTGAGAAGCTTCTTTCTTGAAGATTAAAAATATATTTGGCAAAGAAGTCAGTAAGTCTTTTAAAAAATATAAAATAGATTGGGATAGAAAAGTATCAAATCCTCAAAAAAGAGTAAAAGATATTATTAAAGATTATTGGCTTGCATCAGATTGCTATGAGGAACTTTACATTCCAAGTAGCAAGCTGAGGTTAGATCTGTTCAATGCTTCTGATAAAACTGTTATTGAAGTTTCTCCGCTACAGCACCAACAATATAATTCTTTTCTTCATGGATCTAGATTGAGCTATCTTGAATCCCAAAAAAGAGACCTGCAGAAAATAGATTGGTGTAATATAAATAATTTTAAATATATTGAGATTGATGAGGGAGATTTAAAGGGCAGTGATGAAGATATATTAAGTAAAATACTAAGCTAATAATTAAATTTGTTATGTTATTTAAAATCATAGGCTCTAACAGAAGGGTGAAACGCGATATAAGCGACCATATAATAGATTGGGACACCAAAGTAAAAAGGGGTGGCAAAAAAAACTTCGGGAATCTTCAGTACAATGTAAAACAATTATTGAAACCTCATTGGGGATTACATGTAGTAAATGAAGAGTTCCCTGTCCCTGCGGTAAGAAGCGAAAGGGGGAGAAGTATTGATTTTATTAATTTCACAAAAAGAATTTGCGTTGAGGTCGATGGCGTACAACATAATAAAAAAAGTTGGTGTCATAAAAATAAATATCAATTTTTCAAACAATTACGTAATGATAATTGGAAAGAAGAGTGGGCAGAGCTTAATGGTTTTAATATGTTTAGAATCTATGAAACTGACGAATTAAATGATGAATTGTTGTACAAACTTGGAATTCTTTCTTGACTGGATTCCAAAAATATGCTAAATTAACTTATGAAAAATAAAGAAAAGCTTAAAAAGGTTAATCTCCTTTTGGACGAAATGAAAGTTTTTGTCGCCTATTTGGAAGATACTCATAAAGATTTGAAAACGAGAGAATCGGAATCAGAATTTTGTGATAGACCTTGGGGAGCTATAAAAAATCGTGCTAAATCCTTTAGAAATAGTCTTTTAGAATTCTATCGATAAGCTTCTCTAGAACCCCCTCTAAGTGTAAAAGTAATTATGGAAAAAAAATTAATTGAAAAATGCGTTTCCATGTTCCGAGACGGAGCAGGAAAAATGGAAGTGGTCAGGCTGATCATGGAACGGACTGGACTAAAAGAAACCGCCGCAAGAAGTAGAGCAACAAATATTTGGAATAATGAATTTGAAGAGGAGTATATCCCAGTTCAAAATCGCGGTCAGGAAGATTTCAAATCTGAAGATAATGGTTTTAAAACTGGCGGTGCAAGGTTTGACCAGAATGACGAAAATAGCGCAATGGCTGAATCTAAAAACGAGAACGTCAGAACCTTGGAAGATTTGCTCGAAATTTGTAATGTTGATTTAGAATACTGGGAAGTCGAAAGACATATAATTAATAAATGGGAGGTCGCCGCTAAAGATGGTGTGGGCGATCTTCGGCATTCGCCACTCTATCAGGTAAAGGCTTGGCTAAAAAAACGCGAAGTCAAAAATGCGGAGGAGGTCGTAAATTATTTTAAAAAATCCTTACAAAGTATTTCTCCAACAATTCAAAAGAGAAATGCTGGCGGACAATATATGTATGAAATTTCTATACCCGATCTGCATTTGGCTAAACTCGGATGGGAGCCAGAATCTGGGCAGGACTATGATGTTAATATCGCTGCTAATTTATTTAGATCAGCAGTAAAAGATCTTTTAAATAGAGTGAATTTAGATGAAGTATGTAAAGTTCTTCTTCCAATCGGGAATGACTTCTTTAATTCGGAGGGTCTTTCTGGGGCTACTACCGCAGGAACTCGACAAGATGATGATTCTAGATGGCAAAAGTCTTTTAGCGTTGGTTGTAATTTAATCGCAGAAGTTGTTGATGAGTTATCTAAAAAAGTCAACGTAGATATTGTTATTGTTCAGGGAAACCATGATTTCGAAAGAGATTATTATCTTGGGGAATTCTTGAGGGCTTGGTATAGGGGGAATGAAGCAGTAAATATAAATAATAGCCCTAAGTCTCGGAAGTATGTTGAATTTGGAGAAAATCTTATCTTATTTACTCATGGAAATGAAGAAAAGCAGAGCGAGCTTCCTTTGTTAATGGCTACCGAGCATCCTAGTTTTTCAAAATGTAGATTTAGAACAGCACATTTGGGACACCTTCACCAGACAAGAGTAGTAGAAAACAAAGGGGTTACAGTAAAAATCTTACCATCTCTATGCGCTAGTGATGCATGGCATAAAATTAAGGGTTTTTGCGGGAATAGAAGATCTGCTATGGGTTTTGTATATGATCCAGTTTACGGCGAAGTAGCGAACTACTACTATAACGTAGTTTAGCTATTTAAAATTAACTCATTATTTAGGCTGTGCGTCCGATCCGCATAGTCTATTTATTAACTTACGTATGATCTCAAAATCTGTTTCGTGATCATATATATTAATTGTACTTGACTAGTAACAAAACTACTATAGAATTACCATATGCCCAAAATTATAAGCGGTCCAAGTGACCAAAGTTTAGAGCGCAAATTTCTAGGAGGACTGATCCATAACGGAGTTGATGTCTGGATTGATATTTGCGACTTTATAAAAGAAGAAGATCTCACAAATAGCGGAGTTAAGATGCTGTTTAAGGTTTGTAGACTTCTTTTAGAAGAGAATAAAACTTTAGATTCTGCGATCATATCTTCACGTTGCAAATCTCAAGGGATTACAATTAACGAAGGGAATGTCGGAGACTTTATAGAAAATCTTTTAATTTCTCCTTTAAATGTTAAGTCTAGTATTGAGGCTGCACAGGAATTGATAATGCTCCGAATTCGTCGGAATAAAATAGATAATGCTAGAGACATTGCTAAATTTTCTCAAGACTTTGAAGGAACCAATTTGTCAGATTTCGCTAATGGAGCGGAAGAAATCTTCGCTGGTGGTAACGATATCATCCTTGATAAGCATGAGCCAATTAACATCGCTCAAAGTGCCTACGAAATCGTAGAAGAACTTGGCAATAACGATGGTGAATATGTCATTAAGACCCCTTGGCCCACCTTTAACGCTGCTTTCTCTGGCTTTAGACCCAAGGACTCGTACTGCATAGCTGGAAGGCCTTCACACGGCAAATCTGGCGTCCTACTTTCGCTTGCTCAGTTTTGCGCGAATGAAATTGAAGATAATTTTATCGATGGTAAAAGATTGCCAGTTCTATACCTAGACACCGAAATGAACGCGAATGAGCAGACGTTACGCTGGGCGGCGATGGTAGCTGATGTTGATCCCTATTTAGTAGAAAGTGGAGACTGGAGGAAAAATAAAGATTGTGTAGAAAAGATTAGAAGTGTTCTTAAAGACAAGTCTTCTACTGACAATTTCCACCATGTCTACGTTCCGGGTCTTTCGGCAATGGAAATTCGTTCTATTTTCCGTCGATGGGTTCGGAAAACCTGTGGTCGGGATAACGTAGGAATTGTAGTTTTTGATTATCTAAAAATCACTGGAGAAGAGCTTAAGGGAGCATCAAATCCAAGACTTGAAATGGGTTATAAGCTTGATATGCTTAAAGATGAAATCAAAGACAACTCTAATTGCACCTTTCTCTTTGGAGCACAAAGAAACAGGTATGGGGAAGATGATGATAGTTCTATTGCAGAATCAGACTATATCCAGCAACTTTCTACTTGGACAGGTCTAATTAAAAAGAAATCTATGGCTGAGCTTGCAGAGCAGCCAGCAGATGAATTCGGCACTCACATGTTGATCCCTACAAAATTCAGAAAACTTGGTAAGGATGGTCAAAACTTTGAAAATCCAGTAAAGATTGAGGGAAAGTATTTGAGGAATTGGATTAATCTTGACTTCTCTAATTTTAGATTTAATGATATGGATGATGGTAGAGCGGTTCAAGATTACTTGAGTTTAGTTTCTACTAATAAGGGAGATAATAATAGAAGACAAATACCATAATTAAAAATTTTCATGTCAAACGTTAAGCAAATTCTGCGAAATA